ACTTTTATGTCTTCTTTTTGGTTTGACGATCTTGTAATCGAAGGTCTATTATCTACGTATATAATATTACCAGAATGCTGTTTTACCTCTGGGGATGCAACACCTGTAGTGAAATCCATTCCAAGATAATATGTACGATTATTTATCGTGGTTTTGTTATCGCTAAATGTACTGTCAATACTTAAAGGTAATCCTGTGGATGGAGTAATTGCTAACGATCCAGTTCCAGATGGACTGCCAGTAAAACTCTGTAGTTCATATCCATAAGTAGGGTTAGTTATTCCAATTCCAGCAGTTGTAAATCCTGATACACTTCTATCTTGCCATAGTTTTAAAACTCCCGTATTTTGATCATAATTAACAACTCTACCTACTGCAGTAGCACCAGTTCCGACTGTTTGAACAACAAAAGAATCGGAAGTAAAAGTTGCCTCACTATATCCAACGCCCGTCAGTTTTAACGCAGTGACCGCACTTGCTTTATCTGATGTTAATACTGAACCTCCAGTTGGAGAGAGTGGATTCTCAACAACACCAATTCTTGCAAATTGATTTCCTGTAATGAAGTCGGGATTTTCATTATCACTTTCAATTCTAGAATACATTAATACGCTGTATGCGCCAAGTTCTCTATAAATATCAGCACCATGTCCACCTTGGGGTGTGATGATAACATCAAAGGTTGGTCTAGTTGTTCCTGCTGGAATTCCAGCAGATTCAAAATCAAGAGTTCCAAAAGTATATCCAGATCCTTGAGCAGATACAGAAACCTCACTAATTCTGGAGTCTCCATCGATAGTAACAGTACATTGTGCTCCTGTACCATCACCACGAATAGGAACCGCAGTATAAGTCTGATTTGCTGTTCCTAAATCAGCACCACGATTGGTTATAGTGACAATCTTAACAGAACCATCTACAGCATTTTCTCTAACTAAAGATGTATCATTGCTAGTGCTCCAGTCTGTGGGGACTGGCATGAAATCTGTAGAATCGAATTTAGTGATGTCTGCTGGTTTAATAGTATAAAGATATTTCCAAATATATCCATCACCGCTAGTTCCAGCTGCTTTTGGTTCTAAATCAGTAAAAGTTGGTTCATCTAGAGATGGTCTACCAAGAGTATTTTCAGGATTTGTTCCATTCTGCAAGCAGATATAAACTCTATAATCGCTGTTCAACACATAGAAGTTAGAATTATATAAGTTAGTAGAACCAGACACTGGAGCAGTGTTTGAGCGATTATAATCATGACGATACATGTCATAAGTAGTTCCAGAAGACCAAATTCTTTTTGGAACCACTTGTCTAACATCAGTAGAGTTAATTCTCTTCAATGCAATCATTGTATCCCAATAATCATTCTCCTGATCAAAATTATCTTTTGGTGTAGGAGGAGTGTCGTTCCACGTAGAAGAATAATCTGTCGGATTTGGAAGTCCGACAAAAGAATAATAGGAATTGTCTGCATCAGCAATTCCTGCGACAAAATTCTTCGCGTTTAATATTCTTACCTGATCAGTTATAATGGCAGCCATTTTTGACGGACTTTTTTACTTATTTATTACTAAAAATCATGTGA